TCCACTGCTGCGAGCAAGAATGCGAGGCGACGTGGGTGAACTACCCAGTGTGAAGGTGAAACGAATGCGTTTGTCTGGATCTGTGCAATCGCATCAGCAAGCTTTGGATAAAGCAGGCCGACTGTTGGTGCTGTTGATGTGAATGTGATTGCGTTTCCACCTGAAGCACGAAGGCCCTTGATTGTGCCGGCTGTGCCTGCGCCATTGAGGATCTGTGAGTCGAGTGTTGTGTGCCATGACTTGATCAAGTCAGCGATTACGAATGAATCGATGCCTGTTCCGCGCTCTAGTGCCTGGCGAGAAATATCTTGCTGGCCTGCGATTGTACGAACATTGATCGTGAGCAGTGTGTCATCGATATCTGTTTCTGAAATTGCGTCGTTCTGTGTAACTTGAACGGCTGTTGATGATCCTGTTGTCATGCGAGAAATATTGAGGGTCATTCCACTTGGTGGAAGTGCCATCTTGTTTGTCGCTGCGTCTGCGAATGGGCGTCCTGCGCGTGCTAGTGGAGCTGCAAGGTCGACGAGGTATTGTGGAATTACAAGACCATCGAACTGTGCTGTTCCAACATCGCGGCGCTCGATTGACTCTTCACGCATGTGGCGTGCGAGGCGCTCGTTTGCTGCGTAGTCATTTGAGAATTGCGCATTGAATGCGTCCTTCACGAATGATGCACCTGAGTGCGCTGAGTATGTGCGCTCTTCGCGTGTGACTGTTGCGCTGCCTGTAGTGCGTGGCATTACAACATCTGAAACTGCTGAGCGGATTTCAGATGCCTTTGCATCTGCATCTGCCTGTGCTTTCATCTTTTCAATCTTTGAATCGAGTGAGCGTGATTCTTCTACGAGTGTATCCACCTTTGTGGTTTCCTCTTCTGTTAGGTCAGTGCGATTCTCTTCTGCTACTGCTTCGAGAACTGCGTCCATCTCTGACTTAACTGCATCACGACGCTCGATCAACTTATCAAGGAAAGACTTTGACATGTGTTGATCTCCTTCTGATTAGGGTTTGGATCAAAGTGGTGTCACTTTTTCTCGCGGCGCATATTGGGTGCGAGAGGCGCTCCGGCTTTGTATCTGCTGATTGCAGCAGAATTCTAGTTTGTATTGTTTACGATTGCTTGCGCAAGGCGAAGAGAAATCTTGCGACTTGCATCTTCAGGGCTTGCTTCTGGTAATGGATCGATTGCTGTAAGTGTGGAGGCTTTGTGTCCTACGAGAGTTTCTGTTGCTCGCCATCCATCTCGAAATTCTTCATAGATTCTAATTAAAACAGCAGGATCGTCATCTTCGGCTGTAATTGAGAAATCTGTTCCTGGTATTCCTAGAACGCCTTCTCGCATAACGTGTTCGATTCTTCCGCGTGCTGTTCCACCTGAAGAATCCCAGGATACGAAGCTGCCGACTGTATCGACTGCGCGGATTGTGTCTTCTTCCATCTCTGGCGCTTCTGAAATTCCGAGAACTGTTTCCAGCATTGACTTTCCTTCGCCAAGATATTCGTATGATTCGTCAATCTTGTCGAGAATTGCCTGGATTACGATCAGGCTTTCGCCTGTGATTTCGCGGCCTTCTTTGATTGCCTGTCGAGCTGCTGCGATCTGCTCTCTGGCTTCGACTGTGGTGGTTGGATAGGCTGGGTAAGTAACGACTGAAACGTCGCCATCTGCCAGCGATAATTCTGTAAGGGTGCGCTCTGTTCTTCCTTCGTTCCACTTCTGGCGGATGACTCGGAATGCGAAGCTCATCTGATCAACGTCGCCGCGCTCGACCAGGGTGTAAAGGTCGCGAGCTGCCTGGGTGTCTGGTAGATCGGCGTCCATGTAAAGTCCGGCTTCGTCTTCTTTAAGGCGAAGGGTTCCGTTCTTCGTGCGCGCCAAAGGTAGGCCTTCGTGGTTTATCAAAAGGCGCACATCTGGTGTTTCGCTTAGCGTCTTGCGAAATGCGCCGGGTGCGATTCTTTCAATGAATGGAAGCGGCACGCTGTCGTCGTTGAATACGGCTGCGTATCCAGAGAGGCGCATGGTTCCGTCTTCTGCCTGGCGTGCTTCTACGTTCTTGATCGTAAAGGTGCGGCGTTCGATTTTCTTTGTCATTTTGCTCCTTGAGTCTTCTTCTGCGTCGAGTGCGTCTATCTTCCTTTGCGCCCAGTTTTGTGCTCGGTCGCTGAAGTCTGAATCTCCGCCCCATAAAAGCCAGGCCACTAATCCTGCGCCTGGGTATCCTGGATCGGACTGGTTGCTGTTCTTTGGGGCCTGGCCATCGACTTTGTGTCTTGCAAACCAGGGGGCCATTTTCCTGATCTTGTTTTCGGTGATGTTGCCTGCTGCCATATCTCGAGCTGCTCGCTTGGTTCCTTCTGTGAGGCCGTCGCCGCCATATCCCTCTGCCAAATATTTCAGGCCGCGTTCTGCGTTTGCCTGGATAAAGGCCGGGACTGATAAATCAACGGCTCGCTTGCTGACTTCGCCGCCTGGTTCCATATCCTCTGCGATCGAAATTGCCACCATCTGGTCGATTGCGTCTTGCTTATTTTCGTGGCATCCGATTGTGGTGTATGTGCCGTCTGCTTCTTCTTTAACGGCTGCCCATCCTGCGCAGTCGCTCTGGTTCTCGCTTATGAAATATGGCATATGTGTCCTAGATCAGTAAGAGAAGTTCTGCGTCGTCTTGAAGCACAGAGAAATCTATTCTTGATGTTGCTTGTATTTTCATTCCACCCCATTGTGTGAGCGCCAGGGCTTCTGCTTTATTTATTTGTGGCCCAGTGATCACCGTTGGGTTTACGAAGTATGGGCTTCCTGTGATTGCCGCTGTTTGTGTCGTTTGCTGTGCAGTTGTTGCGTTTGCTTGAAGGCTTCCAAGTTCGGCGCTGGCTATTGCGTATTGATCTACTGAAACTCTGGCGTTTGCGTCAAGTGTTCCCAGGGTCGCAGTTGCTATCGCCGGGTGATCTACCTGCGTGTTTGCGCTTGCATTTAGAATCTCTAGAAGTGCCTGTGCCGTTGCTTGGTGATCTATCTGAGCTGTGGCGCTGGCTTCTATCTGTCCAAGTGCAGATGCTGCTGTGGCGTAGTTATTGATTCCTGCCTGTGCCTGCGCTGCGATCTGTCCGAGTGGAGCAGTAGCAGTAACTAAGTGGGTGACTTTGATTATTGCGGTTGCTGCTATCGATCCAAACTCAGCGTTTCCTGTTGCATAAATAAATGGCCCGAGTCGACCTTCATCTAATTTAGATGTGTTTAGTACAAATTCTGAAGACATTTTAACTTGCTACGGTTAGCGATGCTGTAAGTGATCCGCTTGCGATTGTATATGTGTCTCCTGCTGTGTATGCGTTTCCTGTAACGGTTCCGCTAAATAAGAAGTTTCCTGTCGTTAAATTATCCCAGGCTGTGAAATATGTTGCATCTTGTGAGCCTGCGATATTTGTCCAGATAACATCTGCATCTGATGCAATGCTTCCTATTGAAGCGGCAGCAAATGTTACTTCTTTTCTTGTCGTCTCGGTTGCCGGGTTAGCCGTTCCTGCTGCTCCTGGATCTCCGATGTGAAGTTTCACATATACGTTTGATGCTGAATATGCTGCGGCATTTCCTACTGCATCAAGGAATTTGTTTGCTAAATAAGCGCTTAGACCTGTTGCCATTATTCTTCATCCTTCACAAATTCTTCAATAATTTCTGTGATGAGATTGTTCTCGTCACGAATTACCTTCCGACGTACGCTCTTTTGTTCTATTGTATTTGTCACTTCAATTGTTGGTGATTCTACATTGACGTTTGGTGCTGCTACTTGCACGTCGACGTTTGGTGTCTCGAATGTAATGTTTGGCGGTTGAATATTGATGTTTGTTGGCTCCACATTGATGTTTGATTCTGGCACTTGAATCACAATCGAAGGTTCTTCGTTGCGTGCTTCTCTTGCGTTGACGTCATAGACGCTTTGTGGGTCTACTGGATCAATGGTTGAGATCTGTTGTAGCTGAGTTGATGGCAGCCCTGTGTGGGTCATTGCTGGTAATCCGATGGCTTCTGTTACCGCCTTTGGATCGAAGCCGACCTGGATCAACATTGCCGCGATCTCTGCTCGAAGTTTGAGTCCTACATCTGGTGCATCTGCTGCATCGATGTTCTGCAATGGCACTCTGAATTGATCGCCTGCTTCTCCGAGTGGTGCTAAATCTTCAACGGCGCGGACGTCGTTAAGTGATAGGAAGCCTTCGCGGAGGCCCTTTGTGTATGC